ATCTCCCCATTTTTTTAGGAGTTATTATGGAAAATTTAAAAGTGTTGATTATTGATGGACTCACTATCCTTGCACAAATTGATGAAGTTTCAGGTGAACTTGGATCTCCTGATTGCAAACTAACTGAACCCATGGTCTTGGGTGAGCAGGATACAATGTCACCCTGGTTAGTTGGTGTAACATCACAGAATACCTTTATGATTCATTCAGATAAGATCTTGACTATTGTGGATCCTAATAGTAAACTGAAAGAGAGGTATGAGAGTCTGGTGAAGGGATGAGGTTTTATACTAACATCCAGATGGTTGGTAACAACTTTTTGGTTCGTGAATATGAGAATGGACAAAGAAAAATCTATAGAGAAGAATACCAACCAACTCTTTATGTCAAGTCAAAGAAAGAATCTAAATGGAAAACACTTGATGGTGATTGTGTAGAACCCATTCAACCAGGAACTATTAGGGATTGTAGAGAATTTTATAAAAAGTATGATGGTGTAGATGGATTTCCAATCTATGGAAATGAAAGATATCTGTATCAATACATTTCAGACAAATATTCAGAGGATGAGATTCAATTTGATATCTCAAAGATTTCTCTGGTAACTATGGATATTGAGGTTCAGGCAGAGAGGGGATTCCCTGATCCTGAATCTTGTTCTGAGGAGATGCTTACTATCTCCATTCAAGATTATACAACTAAAGAAATCACAACCTGGGGAAGAAAACCTTATACCCCTACACAAAAGAATGTGACCTATCATCACTATAGTGATGAGGTTGCAATGCTCAATGCATTCCTATACTGGTGGACCCAGAACACTCCTGATGTGATTACAGGGTGGAATGTGAGGTTGTATGATATTCCTTACCTGTGTGGCAGGATCAGCAGGATTATGGGTGAGAAGAAGATGAAACTTCTATCCCCTTGGGGTCTGGTGACTAGAGATGAAGCATGGATTTCTGGTAGAAAGTTTAATGTATTTGATGTTGCTGGACTTACTACATTAGATTACCTTGAACTTTATAAGAAGTTTACGTACAAAGCACAAGAGTCCTACAGACTGGATTATATTGCTCAAGTAGAACTGGGTCAGAAGAAACTAGATCACAGTGAGTTTGAAACCTTCAAAGATTTTTATAGAGGGAACTGGAAGAAATTTGTAGACTACAACATTATTGACGTGGAACTTGTTGACCGTTTGGAAGACAAGATGAAACTAATTGAACTTGCCCTAACTATGGCATACACAGCAAAGGTTAACTATGTTGATGTGATGTACCAAGTAAGGATGTGGGATACAATAATTTATAACTATTTAAAGAAGAGAAACATTGTTATTCCTCCCAAAGATAGGACAGACAAGGATTCAAAGTTTGCTGGTGCATATGTCAAAGAACCAAAACCTGGAAAGTATGATTGGGTTGTTAGTTTTGACCTCAACAGTCTGTATCCTCATCTCATTATGCAATATAATATTTCCCCAGAGACCCTTGTTGATGAGAAACATCCCAGCACTACAGTTGATAGAATACTTGAGGAAGAATTAACTTTTGAGATGTACAAGGACTATGCAGTTTGTGCTAATGGTGCAATGTATAGGAAAGATGTGAAAGGATTTCTTCCTGAGTTGATGGAAAAGATGTATGCAGAAAGGGTCATCTTTAAGAAAAGAATGCTCCAAGCAAAACAAGAGTATGAAAAAACTCCAACTAAAGCACTAGAAAAAGAGATTGCTAGATGTAATAACATTCAAATGGCTAAGAAGATCTCTCTTAATAGTGCTTATGGCGCTATTGGTAATCAGTATTTTAGGTACTACAAACTTGCCAATGCAGAAGCTATTACACTCTCAGGACAAGTGTCCATCAGATGGATAGAAAATCATGTCAATGATTATCTAAATAATTTATTAAAAACTAAAGAAGTAGATTATGTCATTGCATCTGACACTGACTCAATCTATATTGATTTTGGACCTCTTGTTAATAAATTTTTTGGTAATATTATTGACAATAAGACTAAACTTGTGGAGGTCATTGACAAGATCTGCCAAGATAAACTGGAACCGTTTATTGAGAATTCTTACCAGAAACTTGCGACGTATGTGAATGCATATGATCAAAAGATGCAGATGAAGCGTGAGAATATTGCTGATCGTGGAATTTGGACTGCTAAGAAGAGATACATTCTCAATGTGTGGGATAGTGAAGGTGTTAGGTATGAAGAACCCAAGTTAAAAATCATGGGAATTGAGGCAGTTAAATCATCAACTCCTGCACCTTGTAGGAAGATGATTAAGGATGCTCTCAATCTTATGATGGGTGGTACAGAGGATGAAGTCATTGATTTTATTGATGATGCTAGAGCAAAGTTTAAGAAGATGCCACCTGAGGATATCTCTTTCCCCAGAACTGTTAGTGATGTCAACAAACATAAAAGTCATTCAACCATATATGCAAAAGGAACACCTATTCATGTGAGGGGTGCATTACTATATAATTATTATGTGAAAGAAAACAAACTAGACAATAAGTATTCTCTTATTAATAATGGAGAAAAGATTAAGTTTGTTTATCTAAAAAAAGCAAATCCAATCAGAGAGAATGTAATTTCTTTTATCTCCGACTTCCCATTGGAACTTGGTATTGACAAGTACATTGACTATGACTTACAATTTGAAAAGGCATTTCTTGATCCTGTTAAGGTCATTCTTGACGCTATTGGTTGGAATGTAGAAAAAACTGTAAACCTTGAACTATTCTTTGGATAATGGATCTTCCTATTAATGATGAAGAACTTGCTATGATTGTTAATTCTATTAATCCTGATAGTGAACTCTTTGAAAAATTGAATATAATTATGGAGATTCGTCAGGATAATCCTGGTGGACCATATAAAAAGATTGCTCGTGAAAAATTTGGGTTTGTTATTTAATGGATTTTTTAAAAGATATTGTAAAAGAGATTGGAGATGACTATACCAAACTCGCAAAAGATATTGATGACACTGAGTCATATGTGGACACAGGTTCGTACATCTTTAATGGGCTTTGTTCAGGTAGCATATTTGGTGGTGTATCTGGGAATAAGATTACTGCCATTGCTGGGGAGTCTAGCACTGGCAAAACTTTCTTCAGCCTCGCTGTCGTTCAAAATTTCCTTGATGCTAACCCTGATGGGTATTGCCTCTATTTTGATACTGAAGCAGCAGTTAATAGATCTCTTTTGGAAAGTAGAGGATTACCTCTTGACCGCTTGGTAGTGGTTAATGTTGTAACCATTGAAGAGTTTAGAACCAAGGCATTGAAAGCAGTAGATCTTTACATGAAAGCACCTGAAGAAGAACGCAAACCTTGTATGTTTGTTTTAGATTCTCTTGGTATGCTTTCTACTGAGAAAGAAATTCGTGATGCTTTAGATGATAAGCAAGTCAGAGACATGACTAAATCTCAACTTGTCAAGGGAGCATTTCGTATGCTCACACTCAAACTTGGTCAAGCAAACATTCCTATGATTGTCACCAATCACACTTATGATGTCATTGGTTCTTATGTTCCAATGAAAGAAATGGGTGGAGGTTCTGGACTAAAATATGCAGCTTCTACAATCATCTATCTCAGTAAGAAAAAGGAGAAAGATGGAACAGAAGTGGTTGGAAATCTTGTCAAGGCTAAGACTCACAAGTCGCGTTTAAGTAAGGAGAACAAAGATGTTACCATACGTTTGTATTATGATGAGCGTGGTCTTGATAGATATTTTGGTCTTCTTGAGTTGGGTGAACTGGGAGGTCTCTGGAAGAATGTTGCAGGTCGTTATGAGATAGATGGTAAGAAAGTTTATGCCAAGGCAATCTATAAAGATCCAGAAGCATACTTCACTCCAGAAGTAATGGAGAAACTTGATGAGATTGCAAAGGAGGAGTTCTCTTACGGTCTATGAATATATTAGATTACTGTCTCAAAATTGATAATGTAGTTCCAGATGAAATATGTGATGAATATGTAAGGTTATTTGAGGAGAGTGATAAAAAGCAAAGATTAGATATGGGAGGATATCCCAATTGGACTAATCTTTTTATTGGCACTCATCATAAGGTGGCAGAGAAAAAAATCATTAACTTATCTCAAACCATTGTATTGAAATATCAAGAGTATTTGGGTGAGTATGGTAAACACTTTAATACAAACATCTTCACATTTGAAGGAGCTAATATTAAAAGATACATTGGAGGATCTACAGATAAGTATGATACACATGCTGATGTAGCAAGTTATGAAACATCTCTTAGATATCTTGCTTTAATTTATTATTTGAATGATGATTTTGAAGGTGGTGAGACTGTATTCTATCCTGATGTAAGTATCAAACCAAAGAAGGGTTCTGTTCTTTTGTTCCCCCCTTATTGGATGTTTCTACACAGAGGTAATCCAGTGATAAAGGGTAAAAAGTATATTATGTCAACCTATTGTTTGTGGTCACCTGATGAACAAAATTGAATTCTTGGTTCTTAGGAACCTTTTACATAATGAAGAGTATCTTAGGAAAGTAATTCCTTTTATTAAATCAGATTATTTCCAAGATCATAATCAAAAGATTGTCTTTGAAGAGATTGTATCTTTTGTTTCAGAGTATAATGAAGTTCCCTCCAAGGAAGTCTTAAGTATTGAGATTGAAAAGAGGAAAGATATTAATGATACTTCTTATACTGAGATATCTAAACTTATCAGTTATCTTGATGCTGAACCAGCAGAGAAGGGGTGGTTAGAAGACACAACTGAGAAGTGGTGTAAAGAACGTGCTATCTACTTGGCACTTATGGAATCAATTGCAATTGCTGATGGGCAAGATGAAAAGAAGCAACCTGATGCTATACCCTCAATTCTTTCTGATGCTCTTGCTGTAAGTTTTGACAATCATGTAGGGCATGATTATCTAGAGGACTATGCAGAAAGGTTTGAACTATATAACAAAAAAGAAGAAAGGATTGCATTTGACCTTGAATTTCTCAACAAAATTACAAAGGGTGGCCTTCCAAACAAAACACTCAATATTGCTCTTGCTGGCACTGGTGTTGGTAAGTCTTTGTTTATGTGTCATGTCGCAAGCAGTGTGTTACTCCAAGGCAAGAATGTATTATACATCACGCTTGAGATGTCTGAGGAAAGAATTGCAGAAAGAATTGATGCTAATCTTTTGAATGTAAACATCCAAGAGATTGCTGACTTACCAAAGCAAATGTTTGAAAATAAAGTAACAAACATTGCAGAAAAGACTCAAGGTACTCTTATAATTAAAGAGTATCCAACTGCAAGTGCTCACAGTGGTCACTTTACATCACTTCTTAATGAACTTGCACTTAAGAAATCATTTAGACCTGATATTATTTTCATTGATTACCTTAATATATGTGCTTCCTCTAGGTATCGCGCAGGCAGTAATGTCAATTCATATACTGTTGTCAAGGCTATTGCTGAAGAACTTAGAGGATTGGCATGTGAGGCAAATGTCCCCATCATCTCTGCTACTCAAACCACTCGTTCTGGTTTTGGGAGCTCTGATGTTGAACTTACTGATACTTCTGAATCCTTTGGCCTCCCTGCTACTGCTGATCTTATGTTTGCCCTTATTAGCACTGAAGAGTTGGAGGGGTTGGGACAAATTATGGTGAAGCAATTGAAGAATAGATATAATGATATCAATATGTTCAAGAGATTTGTTATTGGTGTTGATAGAGCAAAGATGAGATTGTATGATTGTGAACAGTCAGCTCAAGATGATATCCTTGACAATGGTAAAGATAAGGAGTATGATCCAGAAGAGAAACCTAAAAAAACATTTGAGGGATTTAAGTTTTGAATAACTATGTTGATTTTGTGAAGCAAACCACTAGTGAGGCTAGTCTTGATTATGTATTCATGGCAACTAGAATTGCTGAACTTGAGGCAAATGGAACCAATACCTCTCAACTTTTGACTGCTGCTCTTGGACTATCTGCAGAAGCAGGTGAGTTTACAGAAGTGGTTAAGAAGATTGTCTTTCAAGGCAAACCCTACAATGAAGATAATGTATTTCATATGAAGCGTGAGTTGGGGGACATTTGTTGGTATCTTGCTCAAGCATTTATGGCATTAGATACTAACTTTGATGAAATTCTTGATATGAATATTGAGAAACTGAGTGCAAGGTATCCTGATGGTGCTTTTAATGAGTACTACTCTGAGAACCGTAAAGAAGGAGATGTATGATCAATCTTGAACTTGATATTCAAACTGCAGCAGCTCTTAGAGGCACACTATTTCGTGAGCAAAAAGAGTACACTTTAGATATCTCTTGTTGTCCTACAAGAATTATTGATATTCGTAATCTTATTTTAAATATTGATACTAAAATTGAAGAACAACTTAATAAGTTGGAACAAGATAAACTAAAACAAGAAGATGACAAACTTGGTTATGACACTGGAGGTAAATGATGCAAGAGTATGATCCATTAACACCTGGTGAGGTAAATGATGCTGCTAAAGAGTTCTTCCCACTCTTTGATATTGTGCATCGTAGTATGCCAGAAAACTGTACTGTAGAAGATACAATTAAAGTAATGGAAACAGTCTGCAGTATGGCACAAAAACGTCGTAAGTTTGATACACCAGGTGTTGGACCATTTGGTTTTAATAAAAATGAAAAGACTTACCCAGAACCATCATCAGAACCTACTGAATATCCTCCAGCATAAATAAAAAGAGATATGTAGTAATTGTAGAGATGTCCTCATCAATGCGTAACTTTATGGATGCATATACTGCAGTCCATAGTCAAGAAGCAAAAGAAGAATTAAATTCACAAAGAGATTTGATCAGTGAAATGAACACTGCAAGACTCAAAGATGATGATCTTCGTAACATTGCTGAAGAAGTTCTTGAAGTAGTTCTTGAAGAAGTTTCTGTATCTGAAGCAGAGGACATCATCTCAAACATGGTTCCTGAATCTTCTATTGTAGGAAGACAAGAGAAAGTACAAAGAATTCTTGAAGCATTTGGTGAGACATTTAGTAGAATCAAATTAAAAAATAAAGAGCAAGCTCTTGAAGAGTTTGTAAAGTATAGACAGCAAAAGAGACTTTCAGAAACTTGGTCCACAAGACATAACCAAGACAAAAGAGTTCAAAGATTGCATAGCACAGTAGTTGCTGAAGACTCTGCTATAATTAAGAATGGTCTTCTCAAGATGTTCAATGAGAAGAAAAGTGATCCTTGCTGGGACTCCCACAAGCAAGTTGGGATGAAGAAGAAAGGTGGTAAGATGGTTCCCAACTGTGTTCCCAAGAATGAAGAGTTTGCTGCTGAGGGCATTCGTGACATGGACCCTGAGAAGGGAACTAAGGAAAGAAAGGCCAAGCTTGAGAAAAAGCGTGGCATGAAGATGGATGACCATCCTCAATATAAGAAAGAAGAGTATGTTGCAGAGAAGAAGGGATCTAAACCTGACTACCTTGACTTTGATGGTGATGGTAACAAAGAAGAACCCATGAAGAAGGCTCTTAATGATAAGAAAAAGAAAGGTATGAAAGAGGAATTAGAAACCTCTGGTAAGTTCTCTGAGACTGAAATCTTAAAAATTATTGCATCACTTTGAGGTAAGATGGCCGCAGGTAAAGGTCAACAAAAAGCAGAACAAGAGAAAGCATCCATTGTAGCGTTTTATAATGCAATTGCAAAGGGTGCTTCTCTTGAATATGATGGTAGTATGGAGTTAAAGAAAACTCTCTATAAAGTTTATCCTGATATGAATGATGAATGGTATAGGTCTTTTCTTCAACAATCAAAAGCAATTATAGGATATATTGGACATAGGCAGGGATCAAAGGATAATAGTTGGTCATATGCTTGGTATGATGGTCCAACACAGGAGATTCCAAGAACTGATCAAACAGATGTAATTAATGGTGTGTGGGACTCATTTACCACTACACAACAGAGACTTTTTGGTTCTAAAAAAGACAGTTGGAATACTGTTGATGTTTATATTGCGAAGAAAAATAAAATAACAAAAATGAAACAGATGATCAAAACCTTGGAAGAAGAGTTCCAAGATGATAATCTGTCACCTGAAATTTACATAGGTGTAATAAATTCCTTTATGGCACAAGCTCTTGCTGATAAGATATTAATTCCAATTTCTTTGAAACTGGTATCTAAGAGTGCTGCCAGAGCAACCTTAAAAGAAACTAATCTTGATGTTGGCCCATCAACACTTGTAGTGAAAGAGGGGATTATTGAAAGTCCTCTTAAAACAAATTTTGAGATTTTTACAAAAGGAAATGAATTGAATTTCAATACAAATTCAATGACCTTTAACGTAAATTTTACAGCAGGAAAATATACTACTCCTTATTATTGGGAGACTAGAATGTCTGGTAATAATCAGAAGACAGAATTGAAAGATAGATTTGTAGGTGTGAGAGGTGGATTAACCAATGCCAAAGCACAAGCTGGATCAATTCCTGTTCCACTAATGAAAGATCTTGTTAAAGAATTTGGTAGGTATGATCTTGATCATAACATTGGTACTAAATTAGATAATCACAAGTCTGATTGGAAAAAGTTATTGAAAGAATTGATAAGAGATAAATCAATACCAAAAGACTTTGGTTCTATGGCAATTTTTGGTCAATCTGTTACTCCTGATCAATTTATAGACAAAGCATTTGAATTAGATAATATGAAACCTGCTGATATTAAACTTTTGTATAATGTAAGTAAATCTCAATTTTCTGCAAAACTTAGACAAAAGTTAAGACAATTATTAATTATGGATGCCTTTGTTCAAGCAAAAAAGAATGGAAAACTTGCTGACTTTATAGGACATTCATATTTCAGAGCAGCAAAGATGAATCTTTCACAGGCAGATTTGTCTGGACCCTTTGTGAAAATTTCTTGACAGAACCCCTCTGATATGCTATAGTATTCCCATATAAGCGCATGACTATGATTGATCTCAGGACTGGTAACTGTATCAACCTTGCTCTTGAGTTGGAAGATGAGTCTATTGACTGTACTGTGACTTCTCCCCCATACAACAAGAGAGGTGTTGGTGGGGGTTTGTT